ACGATTACCCATATCAAAATTCCTTTCAATAAGGTTGACCCCCGAAGGGGGAGGCGGTCAGGCTTGATGCCCGACGCGCCCCCTATTCCCGCACACGACCAAGTGAGAAGGAAGTCCAAGTTTTTTGTTATGTTGTCGGGTCGTGTGCATAGCTATCCTTTATCACGTTCAAAGTTAAATGCAATTACAATCAGTTGCAATACGTCGTGTTGCCGTACTTCGTGCAGTTAGTTCCGTCCGAGCCGTAAGTTGTGTTGCCGAGTCTTTGAACTGTGGAGCCGTTGGAGTTGTAAAGCGTGTTGCCGAGCTGAGTAGAAGTGGAGCCGTTTGAGTTGTAGGTTGTGTTGCCGTATGTCCTCGCGCTCCCACCGTTTGAGTTATAGCGGGTGTTGCCGTATTGCTGATAAGTCTGCCCACCTGACCCGTAGGTTGTGTTACCGTACTGCTGATAAGTTCCCTTGCCCCCGTGAATGTATTGGGCTGACGCGGTTGATGCTACTAGCAAGATCGCTACGATTAGAAGTGTTTTCATTTTGTCTCCTTAAAAGTTTGCAATTTCTTCTATCATTTCGATGGCTGCTTTAATGCGTTCCTTGAATTTAGGCACACAGTTTTTTATTTTTGCAGCACCCTCTAAATAATCCGCAGCAGTACCTAAGTGGCTAAGTGCGTATTCCAACTTGCCATACATTTCTTGCTTTTCTTTTATCTTCATTTTAAACCCCTTTCCTCGTTGTATTCATCCCAAAGTTTCTTTGCTTCCCTGTAAAAGATAGGCAATAGACTGCGTTCATCATTTGGGTTCTTGTGCATCTTCTGGTGGCAATTTAGGCAGAGGACGATCTGCAAATCGTCACGGCTTCTGCGTTGACCCCCTTCCGTGTTCGGCAAGTGATGCCCCGTTACATGATGCTTGCCGCACATCATGCACCGCTTGCCTCTAAGCCAAACGCGATATTTCAAGTCCTTCACCTTTTTTGGTTTGAGTATCATCATTGGTCTAGTTTTCCTTTTACTAAGTTAATCATCATTTCCATCTTCTCTCGATAGTAAAACTCAAAATCACCTTCTGCGCCTAATTGCTGCCACCAGACAAAGAGAACCGCTCTCAACCGCTGTGCTGGTGTCTTAGATTGCTTAAACTCAGGCGGCGGCGCGTCTGGCACGAATGTTTCAGTTGTCTCCTCTGACGCAAATATCAACCATCCGAAAGTCTGGTTGAGCCTGATGCACTCTGCGGCTGTATCTGCTGGCATCTCCTGACAATGGAACGTCACCTTTAAGGTTTTGTCCTTCAACGTGCTGATGCTGCTCATCGTTGCTGGAACTGTGTATTTATTCATTCTCCACCTTCAATCTGCACATACGGCTTGGCGGGTGTAACTTCTTTGGCCTTGTCAAACTTGGCAAGTAGTTCTTCCCCTGCTCCCGCTGTGCCAGCTAGTTTCTTCATCTCCCTAGCGTTTGGCTTGTACTCTCCGACTCTAAAATACTTCATAAAAGACCCGTCACCAACTTCCTCACGAATATCGTTCAACTGCTTCACATCCCATTTAACGTATTCCTTGAACGTAATCTTTACCGTGAAATTACTTCCCGCAACACGCTTGACCTTTGTATCGCTTTCAACTGTTGCCGCAAGTGCTGCTAATTCACATTCAAGGCTGTACCTAATCTCTCGTAGCTCGCCCTCGTGAGTCTTAACGGCTTTTAACTGCGCGATAATCTCATCTATCTTGTCGCCGCTGTATTCTATGATCTCTCCGTTTTCGTCGATGTATTCCATTAGAACACCTCCTTGAAGTCTTTTTCAAAGTCTGCTTGGGGCGGCGGCTGGTCGTCAAACTGCTGAAAAGTCTCAACCAGATCGTCTGTGTAAGCGTGTGACCATATGCCAGTTTTATCGTTCAGCTTAAACCCAGCGTCGGTCAAGAACTTGTCGGTAAACTTTTCACCTTCATTCTTTGTAAGGATATACGTCTTGCCCTTCCAATCGCTGCACCACCAGCCGTTCCCTTTGGGTAGTTCAAGCGGGGCTGCTTTGTTTGGAGTTGGTTTCTTTGGGGTTGCTTTTGGCTTGGCGTTGGCTTCTATGTCGTGGTTCTCTATATCGTCACCCGTTGAAACCATGAACATTTTGAGGATAAAGAACTTATAAGCAGAGGTAAGGGCTTTCGGCGCGCCCTTGTCCTGTGTGTCTGCACCTTGTCCAACACCATTGGCTTCGATAGCTTCATCGGTTTCGCAATCGCAAATCGTGTACTTTACGTTCACGGTGGTCAAACTTCCATCTCTGCTAGAGTCAATCACCGAGGGAATTATCAGCACCTTGTTTTTGAGGCATTGTACGCGAAGCGCGTCCATCGCGTCCTGCTCTTGAACAAACTTATACTTGAAATGCTGGTTAAATCCGTTCTTTGGTATCTTGCCCATTTCATCTGTTATCTTAAATAGCTTCATTCTCAGGCCATTTGATTTAGTGTTTGTTTCCTTTGGCATCGTCAATCTCCTTTATTTGATTATACAAGTCGTTGCGTTCTAAAGCTAATCTATCAAGCCTTTGCTCCACCGCTGCTTGGATCCAACCATTTAAAGAACTGTGGTCGTGTCCAGCGGCTTCTTTCACTTCTTTGTGTAGCTCTGGGTCAATCCTAAGCATGACATTTACTTTCTTCATCTTTTCTCCTTAAATTGTGGTTATCAAAACCAATCCCGCCATTATAATCGTTCCACTTATCAACCCCGTTGCAATCCACATCAACCTGTCTGCGTTCCGTTCTCTCTCGGCTTGTTTAGCAAGTAGATATTTCATAGCTGGCTTCCATTGTTCTATGACGTATTCCATTATTCGCCCCTCTCTTGTTGACGATCTTTATCTAATGATTCCATCTCCCATTCTTTCTCAACTGCTTTACGATGTTCGGGGCAAAGATACTCGCCAACATCTGCAAACCATACGACTTCATCGTCATGGCCTCGGTCGCAATACTCACAAGAATGATTGTGGTAGTCACCGTTTGGATTGTCAGGCGTGATTGATACATCGTAATTAGGTAGGTGTTCCATGTGTCTCCTTTGGTCGTGTGACTGTTTGTTACCTTATGCAACTACTATGCGCTCATTGAATACAGAGTGCAAGCATAATCGGCATTAATACGTATTTAGTTTTAATGGGGTCTAATAAGGCTTAGAGTGGGCCGTGGTCAAGGGGTTACAAATATTAACCGATTGGTGATAAAAAGGTTTACACCTTCATTGTATAAGTATAGAAAGGGCGATAGAAAGGGGCAATCATGAACGCAAGAGACTTGGAACAGAAGCTAGAAAAACGCAGGGAGTACATGCGCATAAGGCTTAAAAAACACTATAAGATAGCTAGGGAGATTGGCTTTTGCTCTCAAGAGGCGGCTATTCTGAGCCACCAGACGTTGAAAGTTATACATAGGATTGCGCTAGAAAGGGGGCTAAATGTACGGGAAACACTTTGAGTCAATGTATACGGGGTCTATGTTCGGGGCTGGGATGAATGTATTTGCTGTTTGGGGCTTTGCGATAGCAAATAAGGGTTCTGATGGTGTAGTTGAGATCAACCCCCCCTTTGTAGCTTCCGCGCTGGGCTGTGGAGTGGAGGATGTCACATCGGCAATCGAGTTCCTTTGTTCACCGGATGAAAATTCAAGAAGCGAGGACAAGGATGGCCGTAGGTTGTTAAAGGTCGGTTCTTTTACCTATGAGGTGGTTAATCATGCGAAATATGTTGGTATGAAAAACGCAGAAGATAGACGCAGACAAGGAAGGGAATCGCAGGCCAGATTCAGAGAAAAGCACGGGGGAACCGTAGTAAGCAGTAGTAAGCAAATAGTAATCAATAGTAAGCAGCCAGTAATCAATAGTAAGCAGAGTAAGCCTATAAAGATAGAAGATGAAGATAAAGATATATTAAAACCATTGTCGAGCAAACTCGACGGAACAGTAAAAGATCTTTTCTCTTTCTGGCAAAAGACTCTCAAACATCCCAAAGCAATCCTAAGTGCAGATCGCTTGAAAAAGATAAAAGCGCGGTTGAAGGAGGGATATCCGCCTGAGAGGATAAAATCCGCTATTCTCGGTATTGCCAATAGCCCGCACAATATGGGGATTAACGAACACGGCAAGAAATACGACGATATTGAACTTATCTGCCGCACAGGGTCAAACGTGGATAGGTTTGCAGATATGGAGACAACCGAAGCTGTTGACGATTGGTGGCAGACTGACGAGGGCGGTAAGCCAATCTTCGGGATAGACGGCCAACTAATGCCTAGAGAGGATGACAGACCATGATAAATTTTGGATATTTCAAAGAAGGTCTAGCGAAGGTAGCGGCAGCTTTCAATGTAAGCAACCAGCGAAAAGAGGCTTTAGAAAATACTTACCACGACATATTAAGTTCTAAGATAAGTGATGCCCAATTCACTAAAGCGGTAGAACACATATTACTAAATGCAGAACGATTCCCTACCATAAAAGCGTTCTTAGATGTGGCTAGGATATATCCAGACCCAAAGGGCAACATTACGAAAGAACCTTGCGTGGTTTGCGATAGCACAGGTTGTATCGTTGCTAGGAGAGAAGGCTATAGAACGCTATTCTCTTGCAGCGAGTGTCATAACTGCGAATATGATTATCCAGAATGGAGCGACGATTACAGAAAAATAGGATTTAAGCCAGAATTCAGGGCAAGCGACTGGAATCCCAATGATGATGCCCAAATGCGGGGGCTGGCTATGATGGGAACAGGGAGCAAGGTGTGGAAAAAAGCGTCAAAAGATTGCCAGCAAGCAGCAATGAAGTTCGGAGCAAAACCTCATTCGGCTGGCCTAGAGGCAATCACAGGCAAGGCAGACCCACAAAAAGAAAGGCTCAGGAGACAGCGAGAGCGTCAAATTGAGACATTTGACATCTTAGGCAAGGTCAGAAACCTACACATAGAAGGGGAGGCAAGATGACAAAGAAGTTGACCACCGACTAAATACTGATAGAATCCCGACATCAACACGCTAACAACTGCGACGAGAGAGCATCAACAACACATATTACCCAATGGGTGCAGAAGTCGCGGTTAGTTTTTATCGGGGGATTGATGGTTAAGAAGAAAGCAGCAAAGAATGTCAAGGCTCCTAATCCTGTCGGCCGCCCCACCAAATACAAACCAGAATACTGTCAGCAACTCATCGACTACATGATAGAAGATGGAAAACCCATTACAAAACCAATGGTTGAAGATAAAGTCATTGTCGATCATCACATAGGGTATCTACCTCACTTCTTTGAAGGCTTTGCGATTAAGATAGGCGTTTGTCACGAAACATTAAGAGAGTGGCGAGGGGAACACCCTCAATTTTCTGCGGCCTATAAGAAAGCTAAGAACATTCAGCTCGAAAAGATGGCTAAAGGGGCTTTAGGAGGCACTTTAGTTCCATCGACAACTATCTTCGCGCTCAAGAATATGTTCGGGTGGAAGGACAAGAAGGAAGTGTCCACCGATCCTGAGAATCCCTTAACAATCACGATAACCAAAACCTATGAACGTTGATCTTACGAAGCGACAGACCATTGCATGGGATTATCTAACGTCCCCAGATGACATCGACCTGTGCTATGGCGGCGCAAAAGGTGGCGGCAAGTCGTTCTTATTGTGTTTATGGGCGTTTACATGGGCTAAATGGTTGCAAGAGTTCTTTGGCATTAAAGCGAACGATCACCCGTTGCCAGTTGGATTCATCGGCAGGAAGCGAGCGAGTGACTTCTCAGACACGACATTTGAAACGTGGAAGAAGGTTATTCCGTCCGAAGCCTACACAATACGCCAGATGGATAAAGAGATCGTGATTGATAACGCGGTCAAGATTATGTTCGGGGGCTTAGACGATCAAGCCAACATTCAGAAGTTCAACTCCGCTGAACTTGCTTTTATAGCCCTCGATCAAGCCGAGGAAACCAGCAGGGACGATATAAGCGTGTTGGAAGGTTCTTTGAGATTAACGCACAATGGTAAAGTCCCCCCATACAAGTCTTTGTACACCGCTAACCCAAGAGCAGGATGGCTGAAGGACGACTTTGTTAAGGGCAAGCGTGACGGGGCTATATTCGTTAAAGCTCTCCCATCTGACAATCCTCACTTGCCAGACAGCTACGAGGAAAGGCTTAAAACAGCGTTTGGCTATAACTCAGCATTGTTACAGGCTTATCTCTACGGTGAATGGGATGTGTTTGAGGGAATGTATTTCGAGGAGTTCGACAGGAATTACCACGTTTATAATCCTCACGATGTAAAGATACTTCCTAGCTGGCCTAGAGTGAGGTCGGTTGATTGGGGGTATTCAAGCCCGATGTCGTGTAATTGGCACGCAATCGGCCCTGACCAGCACATTTACACATACAGGGAATACTACGAAACCAAGAAGCTCGACGTTATGGCGGCAAAGGAAGTAGCAAGCCTCACATCGGAATCGGAGAATGTTTTGTACACGGTTGGCGATCCCCAGAGTTTTCCAGTTAAGATTGAGCATTGGAAGCAAGGCAGGTCAGTTGCGGTCAAGCGTTCCGATGTGTGGGCTGAGAACGGCGTTCCGATGATTATGGGCAATTCAGCCCGAGTAGACGGCTGGTCAAGAATGAGGGAGTATCTACGGTTGCGAGAATATCAGGGTGGACAATCGGCATGGTGGCATATATCAAGCGAGTGTCCTAATTTAATACGAGAGGTCACTAGTGCTTATTACGACAAGAGAAACATTGAGGACATAGCTCCTGAGTGTTCTGACCATTCGCTAGAAAATTGCAGATTGTTTTTTATGTCACGACCGCCACTTTGGAAGGACAAGCCAGAAACGATGACAATGTTAGAAGCAGCGGAGAAGCAAGCGGAGAGAGAAGAAGAATCGAAACCTCATAAACTTGGGGCGTTCTGATCGGGGACATACTAGTTGGATGGGGGAACCCGACACCTCCCATCCCCCCGTTCAGAGCGAACATGCGGTACCACTAAGCGAAGGGTAGGCCGAATAAATTGGGAATAATGGTTTTCGTGCAGCCACCCAAACCTTAGCCAGTGGCCGCATTTATAGGGAGGTAATAATGAACGCTGTGGACTATATTCATAAGGAGCATGGCGTTGTCATGTGTCCATGTTGCATGGCTGATCTATATTTCGTTAAGAACTGGCGAGACATCACCAAAGAGTCAGTTTTTGAAATAGATCACCTTGTATCGCTGAATGGCGACCCGTTGCCCAAAGCGTTAGACAAAATCACTTGTCCTCGATGCGAGGCTCCACTTGTTTGGAGAAAATTATGATTAATCAATGGAAGGGCGGTTGCGTAAACTGCGGTAAATTCAGATGGACACCAGAGGAACTTGCGGAAGGAGTTGACCTCGCAAGTCGAAACGTTCATATTATACGCAAAGATGGCAATAAAACCATCGTTGGAATGTGTAAAGAGTGTTTCGATCTGGACGATTACGACTTAGATAACATTAAACAGAATTGGTACAATTCAGAGCTAGAGTGCTTGGACAGTAGAGTTAAGGGCAAAGAAGAACACGCAGCAAGATTGCCTTTAGTCGAAGGAATCAAAGACTTAGAGTTTGTTGGGTTTGTGAAGCCGTAGTCGGGAGAAAGTAAGTCAGTCGGGTGGCGGTAGATTGTTATCGCAAAGAAAACACAAAAAGAGACGCTGGATATGTGGAAAGCCCGCATATCGTTGGCCAAAGATGCCCGTGAGGAAGTATTAAAAGACGGGGACAAAGCCGTTGAGAACTACGAAGGCAAGATAGACGCAGCCACGGGCTGTAAGGACACATCGACGCTTAATCTCGTTTATGTGGATATGAAGCAATCCATCCCTGAGTATTATTCGCAGAACCCCAAACTATTTGTTGATCCTGATGAGCCAGGAGCCGAGGAAGATGCGGAACGTGCTGAACTCGCCCTGAACATTCTATGGCCTAAACGCAAAATGAAGCCTCTGATGAGGGACGCGATTAAAAGCACCAAATTCTACGGTGTTTGCGGGTTTAAGACTTATTTCAACTTCAAAAAAGGTGCTGTTAAAGACGAATGGAACGACCGTGTAGAGAATGATGACGTTAGAACTGATCGAGTGCCGCGCAAGTTTTTGTTGAAAGATCCAAGTGCAACATGTTGGGACACTTCCTGCTGGATTGGTCACGAGATTATAGCCAAAGTCGCTGACATAGCCGAGCGATTCAACATCAAAGACAATAAAGATATCACGGTTACGAAGTCCGACACAGGTTCGTCAGATTTGGACGGCTATGAGGACATTGAAGCTATTAAGGGTGATTTCCAATACGGTACATACTACGAGATTGAAGATCGTAAGAAGGGTGAAGTATTTACGATTGTTGACGGTCTGGACAAATTCGCTAAGAAGCCAACGAAGAAATCTTACAAGTACGACTCGATGTGGGATTTCCTAGAGTACAACGATATTCCCGACAGACCTAACACGAAGGGTGATTACTTCTTCTGGAGAGCGCAGTTAGAGGAAGTGGCTATCTTTCGCACCATGCTTATCAATCACGCCAAGAAGGGCAACGCTAAGTACGCTTGCTATGGCGATTTGACTCCAGCGCAAAAGCTCCAACTAAAATCTAACGAGGACTCCACTTGCGTTGATTTATCACCGACGCAGAAGGTTGACCCGATTGTTCACTCTGGCATTGACCAGCAAGTATTTATGGCTGACCAATCCGTGAGGGCAGATATTCAAGTTCTGTCTAAAGGCCCACGTCAGTCAGCGGGTAAAAA